ATAAATTAATCCTTTTTTGCTCACTAACATATTCACGGCATTGCGCAGGCCTGTGCGATCATCTACCGTGGTTTTACGTTCAGCCTTACCATTAAACCAATAATCATGTAACGCTTGATAACACTCTTTTTTGTATTTGATTAATGTGTCACGAATTTCTGGTTTGCAACGATTAATATCAATACCAAATAACCAGCCGTTTAAATATTCGATTGGTAAGCAAATCATATTTTGGTTGCCGCCATTAGTAGGTGTGATCATGACGATCATACCTTGAGAAAGAACTTCATCACGTTTGATACGTAACACTTGAGGTTCCCATGCAAGACCAATATTTTCACAAATTGGTTTCATAGCAACATAGTGATTGCCATTTTGTTCAACGGTAATTAATGACTGATTGTTGAATGAAATTGTTTGAGTTGAGATTTGATTAGCCATTTCTGACTCCTGTTTGATGTTTCTGAAAAAATTTGACCTGATAGGGTCGCCAAGAGGTTCAGAAGTCGCAAACAGTCGACCGGGATTATTCCCCTTTCGGGTATTTTATTCTCCGCCCTCTCGGCATAGATAAGATGTGGTTATGCGCAATGAATGTTTAATGGCAATAAAACAAACAAGGTTACTGAATTTTACGCATAAAAAAACCGCTATGCTGTCGGGTGCGGAATGCCGCTGTTTGTAAGGTTTCTGAAGCCTTGAAAAGCATACTAATAAAAAGCCTCCAATGTGTCAAGGAGGCTTTTGCGATTTTAACCAATATAATGATACTTAATTTTCAGCATTGAAAATGCACCTTGTAAAAACCCAATGCCACGGTTGCGCAGGCGATACATTTTAGCCGGGGAAATTGCCAATGCACCTGTAATATCCTTTTCGCCCAACTGCTGCACATACAGCGCCATCGTAACCTGATATGCTGCTAAATCTACCCGATGCAATGCCATTATTGCGCCCTCAATTTTTAAACATTCATCATCGCTCAAATGCTTTAGCCATGCTTTGCGCGGGACTGACGGTAAAACAGGAATGCTTGGCGTTACGCTTGGATATTCCGTGCCAATACGGTCTCTTCCCCAACAATTCCCCCAGCGAACTAAAATCTTTTCGACGCTATACTGCATTAATTGGCTCCTTCTAACTCTTTAATTTTGATTTTGTAATGCTTGATAATGTCTTTGCACTCTTCGACGGTGTATTTTTTGGGGTCGTGGTCTTGTCTCTCTAACCAAGCCACTTTATCCGCGCCGATTTTATTTACGAGATTAATTCGGTACTCAATAATGTTTCCGCTTTTATGGTCATTGCAGGGTGCGCATTGTTTGTGTACGTTTAGCTCGCAAAATCTTAATTCAGGGCAAGCTCCGACACTACGATAATGTCCCGCGTGATACTGCCCTTTATGATACCTGCCGCAGCTAATACAGGGTTGGTCTTTATCCCGTAAACGGATAAATTTATTAAATACCGCCTGAGCCTCTTTTAGCCATTCTGAGCGACTTTTTAACCTTGCCTTGCGTTCATTCAGCTTTTTCTTATCCGCCTTGTCTTGCTCTTTCTGTGCGTTTTGACGGGCTAAATCAATCGCACATTTAGTTGAGCAGACTTTTTGGAGAGAGTTTTGGGGGATAAACTCAATTTCGCATACCTTGCATTTTTTAGGCTTGAGGGTTTTAGGTTTACTCATTCTTACCCTCGATTTTTGAGCATTGATAAACGTTTTTGCCAACGTAAAACTTGCCCAATCTCTCGCACTCTGTTGCAACCGTACTATGCGCAAAATACCAACCGGAAAGCCAACAGGCTCCACACAAAACAAGGGTGGCAGCAAGGGGCTGATCGAAAAGAAAAAACAGGACAGCCGAAAATGCAATCAAAAATAAAATCATGGTTCCAACCTCAATCATTGCCCGCCACCATTAAACAACCAAATAACAAATGCGGTAAAAACTAAATACGCAATCCAGTTCCAATCAATGTTTTTCATCTTCCGTAAAATCCCCATCTGTCGTTAAATTTAACCCCGTTCGCCACGCCGTAAGCTGTGACATATTCAATTAGGCTTGCCATTCGTGATACGCTCATTTTTGCCGAGCTCTCACGGATATTCACAAATTCGCCCTCAAGACCCGGCACAACATCCGCTTTTTGATTTGTGGCAATAGCGTGTCCTGAGATAAATAAGACTTTCCACTGCTCCATAGAGAGTTTGCGCCCCATAAATTCGGCTTGGTTCGCCACGTCTTGGCACATGGCGTGAAATTTCGCATTTTGCTCAAGGTTGCGTGTCATCGGCTGGATTTTGATAACCAACGGCTTTTTATCGTCCGTTGGTAAGTCTTGGATAAACGCTTGGCAATTTGACCGCACTTGCTCGTTACGTAAAAAAAACGTTTGCTTGTCAGTCATCGCTATACTCCACGCCTAAATCCTCTAAACCAAAGTAACCGCAGGACTTGGTGCGGTTAATGGCACTTTGATAACTTGCTTGTGGATGTGGCAATGGTTGGATTAAGTGTCCGTTACATCTAAATCTATCCTCGCTCCACTTGTCGATAAAATCATTCACGCCGACCATGTACCAATCCTCAAGAGGTGCACCGCATTTAGGGCATTGCCATGTGTTACGGTCAAATTGTTGATCTGTCATGCTTAAAACCCCTTATTCCCTTTTGAAAATCTTGCTGTTTCTTGTTTTGTTTCTTTTTTGCCGATTTGCGATCGTCTTTCTGCGTCTAGTTGGTCGCACTCAAACATTGCGCCAAATTTCTGATCGCAGTAGGCTTTACCGGTTCCACCATGGCGATTTAATCGCACGATAATTTCAGATAGGGCAGGATCTGCGTTTTCGTTGTAAACTGATTCTTTATAAAGTCCCAACCAGTAATCGCATTCCTGCTCAATTTGCCCGGTGTCGCGGCTATCACTTGGCATTGGTCGTTTATCTGCTCTGCTTTCAAGACCACGATTTAACTGTGTCAGTAGCAACACTACGCAATCCATTTCACGAGCAAGATTTTTCAGCTCTTTGGTTACCTGTCCGTAAGCCAAGTCGTTCCGCTCGGCTTTTTCAGCTTTCATCAGCGTCAAGTAGTCAATACCAATAAATCCAATATCTTCTCGCTCACGTTTAATTCGGCGGCATTCGCTGCGTATGTGCGCCATAGAGACATTCGGAGTGTCATCAACATACAACAAGTCATCATTTACCAACTCTCCAACAGATTGCGTTACACGCGCCATTACAGTGTCTTTGTGTAGGTGGTATTTGAGATAAAACTCATTGTCATTTAACCCGGTGTCGTAAAGTGCATTTGCGTTGATGTTTGCGCGCTTAACCAACATACGCTCAAAAATCTGATCGGCTGACATTTCCAAACTAAACAGCAACACGGGCTTTTTCTCGTTCAAAATGCAGTTTTCCGCCATCAAGGAGTAAAATGCCGTTTTACCGCATTTAGGGCGAGCACCTACCGCAACAAGGGATTGCTTAACCAAACCTTTCAATCCGATCACTTCATCAAGCGCTTTAATGCCGGTTAAAATTCCACGCACGTTTTCCGGTTGCTCAAGGCGTAATTGGTATTTATCTAACCAATCTAAACCAACATCACGCCCAGCGCGTAAGCCTTTAGATTTACCGGTTCGGCTGTAGTCGGAGATTTCCGACATTAAGCGACTGATTGATTCAATCCGGTCGGCAGCACTCATATCGCTTTTACCCAAAATCAGGGCTTCACAATCCTGTAATTTACCAAGCGTAAAGCGCTTGATTGCGTCTTCCCGCACGATTTCGGCATAAGCGCGGATATTTGCAACACTTGGTGTGTTGTTGGCTAACTCTGCCAAGTAAGCGAATCCACCAACTTGTTCGGTCACGCCTTTTGTATTTAATTTAGCCTCAACGGTCATTAGGTCGATTGGTTGATTGGTTTTTGCCAAGGCTTGAATTTCGGTGTAAATGAGCTGATGTTCAAATCGGTAAAAACTTTCAGGCTTTAAAAAATCCAATACTGCCAATGCGTCTTTCGTGAGACTGCCAAACATCAAGGCTCCAAGTACGCTTTGTTCTGCGCTCAAGTTGTATGGGACGATTTTTAAATTTTCCATCACAGCGCCCCCTCGCGTACTTTTTGTAATGTTTCAGGCTTCATCACAAAGCTAAAACCGAATCGGTCGTAATACTCGCCCGCAATTTCGTTGTAAGTTTCGAAGTAGGCGGTAAACCCTTCCACAGTTTGATTTTTAAGCAACGGCGCAAGATTCAGGATGATTTTCCGTGTTGTGTCGTTAAGCTCAACCTCGGCATAACGCCCTTCGAATTCATCGTTGAATGCGTCAATAACCGCTTGGAAATCAATGTTATCCGTCAATGATGATTTTTCGCCGTTGGAATCGTGTACGCGGAATAACCCTTGCCAGTTGTTGAACGTTGATTGTTTTAAAACTTCAGAAACGTTTTCACCCTGCGATTTAAGATCTTCAAGTTTCCCCAATGCGATTTTGCAGGCTTTTTCGGAAAGAGGTTTTTTAATACTCTTACGCATTTCACAAAATCCGATCCAATCTTCAAGATTTACCCATTCAGGCAATTCAAAATTTTCAGCAACGAATTTTTTCGCTTTAGGGGGTAGGGGGTTTTTGTTATTTTTAGTAGTGTTATTTATATTGTTATTTTGTGAATCTTTTCCACCCAAATGAAAATCATTCATAATAGTATATTTTTTACCATCTCTTGTTTCTATTTCAACTGAATTTCTAGGTTTGAACAATGAAAACATATTTATTCTAATTTTTTTCTCATTTTCTCTAACATCACTAATTTCAGCTATTGGTATTTGAAAACTTTTTATCACTTTTTTATGCCTAAAAAATTTCTAGTCTTAGTATAGCAAAAAATCTTATTCTCTATATAACAGACTTCCTCTGCTAAAACACCATTTGCTATATCTGATATATTTGTAAAAAAACCTAA